ACCTTGTAGGACTGGGTTTCCGTGATCTTCAAAAAAATAGATAGAACCATCAGCGACGTCAACATTCCCGGTACAAGTATTTTTACAATCGCCGACAAAAATAGAAGAATTATTACCATCACCACCCACGGTACACCCTTCATAATTGACGCGAGGGTGGTCCCCTAATTGGAAACCACACCCCGCCGCAAGACACTCTCTTTCATTGTTGTCGTGTGAATTACAAACGATACCATCAGTGCTTGTACCATCACACATACCATAATTATAACCTGGGGAACACATGATTGCTGTATCTAGAGCTGCCCTATTAGCTACGGCATCTGGACTAACCCCTATAAGATTGGTTTTTTGGAGGTAAGCCAATCCATCTTCTGTTAAATTGAGAGTTGAGTTATCTATTGGGACATATTCCATATTAGTATCTAGACCACGATAGGAATTTGCGGGCGTGACAATATCATTATCATTAGGAGGAGATGAGGTTGAGGCGCTACAGAAATCACTCTCGTTATAACAGCATTCGTCTTGACCACATGTATCGCACGACGTACCATGGGGGTGTTGGAGACCGGTTCCGGTGGGGCAATTAGCCCCATCGGTACTATGCCAGTCACCTGTCCCCGACCAATCCAAGATACACGTCTTTGGCCTACAGCAGTCGCCTTGACTGCAATCCATACCGATACCTGATTGTGTTCCCGTACAATTCGTATCCAGTTTAACGGTCTGTTGATAAGGACAATTGCCGTCTCTCTCCTGCTTGGCGGACCATACCCCTTCAAGAGCAGTATTCTCGGCATATAGGGCTAGTAGACTTTCATCATCCACTACGTTGGAGATATCTCCAGAAAAAAGACCGGCATCGCTAAAATATCTTGCTTTATGGGCCACGGTGTCTTCTGTGTCGGTTTCACATTGTTTCGGGCGACAACAATCGCTATCCATACAATCCGTCGTCCCATCCCCACATAATGTATCTACTATATCTAAGTCTTTTAAGACTTTATCCAGACCACAATCCACAGCTTGGTAAATATTACTATCCTCCCCTAATAAACCCATATTAGCAGTTCTTTTCACTTCTTGGCCATTCATATTATTACATCTATTTTGACATATACCACCGAGGCACAATGTATCGGCGAGCGAACCGTCTGTTTCTGGGTTGATGTCCATATCTGCGATAATTTCCTTTATTTTTGAAATAAGACCAGGTATAAGGAAACTTATTATACCTAAATAAATCAATATTTCTAAAAAACTCATTTACTTACTATTATAAATTAAATAAATTTGATTTTTTTAATTTATGCTATCATTAATAAAAAATCAAATGAAAACTGTGATTGTAGTTGAATCGCCGGCGAAAGCGCGGAAAATCAAAACCTTCTTCAAGGATGACACAATCGTCACCTCTTCTTTCGGACACATCATTGATCTTCCTAAGGAAAAGATTTCTATCGATATCGAAGACAATTTTAAACCGACTTATAAAACTATGTCAGGAAAGAGTAAAATTGTCTCATCCCTCCGGAATTATAATAAAGGTTATCGTGTTTTACTGGCTGCTGACGACGACCGAGAAGGGGACGCTATCGCGTGGCACTGCGGCCAAGTAATGAATGTAAATTTCTTAGAAAAAAATAGAATTATCTTTCACGAAATCTCCAAGAAAGCGATTCATGAATCAATCAATAATGTTCATTGTTTAGATATGAATTCTGTAAATGCGCAACAAGGTCGCAGAATTTTAGACAGATTAGTTGGCTATAGTTTATCACCCTTACTATGGTCCCATATTGATAGCGATGTAAAAGGATTATCGGCGGGGAGAGTTCAGAGTACTTTATTATTACTTTTAAAGCAACACGAAGATACTATTGCTTCTCACAAAACCTCATCCGAGTATAAATATAGCGGTAATTTTACAGATAAATTAAAATGCGAATTAATCTTAAACGTAGGTGGAGGAGGGGGTGAAGATACTCCAGATACTCTAGAAACTCTAGAAACTCTGAAACACGATAAAGAATATAAGATAGTAAAACAAGAGCATAAAGAAGAAAAGAAATATTCTCCTTATCCATTAATCACATCTAGTTTACAGAGGTGTTCTCAGGGTGAATTAGGTTTTAAGGTTAAGAAGACAATGGATATTGCTCAGAAATTATATGAAAACGGTAAAATCACGTACATGAGGACCGATTCAACCAATATATCTTCCGATTTTCAGGGCCAGCTCTGTAATCATATTAAGGAAAGTTATGGATCACAATATTATTTACCGAAAAATAGTAATAAGAAGATTAAAGGAGCACAGGAAGCCCATGAATGTATTCGTGTGACTGGTTTTACATCGCTCAATGATAAATATACGGATGATGATAAAAAACTATATGAATTAATCAAGAAATATACGATTATTTCGCATATGAAATATGCTCTCTATGATAATCATCAATTTATACTGAATAATGATACTCTAAAGGATAAGGGTTATTTTCAGGGACAAATTAAATCCTTATTATTTGATGGATATTTAAGATACAATAGCGACGACTTAACTATTCTGAAAGAGATAGTGGATATAGAAGATAAGATCTATTCATTAAAAGATTGTTTCGCGGAGCAAGTTTTTACAAATCCACCTTCATATTTAAATGAATCCTCAATCGTAAAGAAGTTAGAAATGTCGGGTATAGGGCGACCAAGTACTTATGCGTCTTTAATTGGTACTTTATATAATCGCAAGTATACCGAAATCAAAAATATCAAAGGATTATCCAAGGATATTCAGACATATAAACTGAATAGTAAAAATGAGATCATTGAGAAATCAATTCATAAAAAACTCCCCGATCAAAAATTTAAGATTCTTCTGACCGATTTAGGAAAACAAGTTTTAGAATATTTAATGAATCATTTCTCGATGATTATCAATATTGAGTTTACATCTCTCGTTGAGCGAGACTTAGATAGGGTATCGAAAGGTGAGATAGAGTGGCAAACAGTCGTAGGAAAAGTATATGATAGTTTTAAAGATGTTTTGCAAGTTCAGAAAACTCTGAAGAGTAATAAAACGGGCACTTCATATAACAAGGAGAGAGTTTTAGGCGAATACATGTCCTCACCTGTAATTTTAAAAGATGGTCGTTATGGTCCTTATGTAACTTATAAGGAAAAGAATTCTACATTACAGTATCTATTAAAGGATAACGAAATAGAATTCGCTGATATCCGATTAGAATTAGTGAAAGATACAATTATGTATCCTTTATCGTTAGGTAATCATAAGGGATCAAAAGTAGAGATATGTCTAGGTCCTTATGGTAAATATATGAAATATAAAAAGAAGAATTTCCGGATACCTCAGAAAGAAGAGTATAAATTAGATGAATGTATAGGTAAGATTTATTAAGAATATATTTCTATATATATATATGAAAAATAAAAGATCATATAGAAAACCTATTAAATATGGAAGAACTAATAAATATAAAAGATCTATAAAAAGAAAAACAAAACGTAAGAAGAGTAAAAAATCTCCTAAAAAAAATTATAAATTAATGGGTGGTATGGAACCCGCCCCAGCACCTGAACCTGTATCCTTAAATTTTAGACAATATATTGAAGGTCTAATTAGTGAAGCTGATTCTATAGATCCCCAAAAAATAATAGAGTATTTAACTTCGGTGGGGTCAGTTGACGGATATAGTGATAAAATAGCACCCCCTTTATTATCTAGATTAGGAGATATTCAAATTGGTGATTTTAAATCATTAGGTATGTCATTTCCAGAAATTTTTTATTCATTTATAAATTTATTAAGCCAGGTCTCCGATAAATTACCATCTGTTTATGATGCCATAGCATTGGATAGTAAGGTTCATTATATGGAATTATTATTAGAAAATGAATTGTGTGATGATAGCACAATGATATTATATTATGATATAAATACTGGCTCAGAATTAACAGATAAACGATCATTAAAAACACAAGAGAATATGAAATTATTAGCAGGAGACGGTGAAACTACTTATTATATAAAAACTCCTTTCGCTGGGGCTTCTGCTTGCGCAATTCAGATAGAATCAAGTGTTTCTACATTAGAAGATTTAGTTGGATTAATACCGGAAAGTAAATATTGTATAGGAAGATTTTATGGTTTAATAATACAAAAAGCGAATCCGAAATTCTCCAATATTCATGGTGAAATAAGATGTTGTTGTTTTGAAGGTCAAATTAAATCTATATCATCATCATATCAAGGACATAGTCTATTTGGGTTTAAAGTATTAGGGATAGATAAATCTGTTTTTATTAAATTATTAGAAAAAACAGATTTATCTACAGATGAACATTTAAGTGACCCGGATATTAAACAATTATATCAATCTATATATAAATCTATATTGAATAACGATATCGGCGAAGATGGTAATATTGTACCCTCTCGTTATCTATGGAATGAAGATATGACCCCCCACCATGGTGGTGACTTTTCTGGCGCGAACAGTGAAGAAATAATAATTAGTGAAGAATCTGTTAGTAAATTATCAGGGAAATGTAATAGCGCTTATTCTATATTAAAATCTGGTTTAGATTTAGAAGGTTCGCATCATAGAATTGATTTAATTAAATCAAGAGATAGTGATACTTATATCATTAATGAAATTGAAAATATAAATTTTGGATCCATCCCCGCAGAATCTTTACGTATGTTTTCTTTAGATGAGATAGAATTAGTCAAATTAATAGATTACGTGGGAAGGAGGGTGCCCAAGGATAAATTCTTTGGGGTAATAAGGGAGGATTATTCAGATATAAATGAGAAAGTTTTTTCTTTGGACATTAAAATTTTTAAAAATATATTAGAACATATAGATAAGACAATTCGAGGAATTAATGAGATGACTTTAAGAGATTTATTATTATTATTTGATTAAATAGATTTATTAAGTATTGATATGAATAGTTATCTTAATCTTTTCGGGTATTTTATCAGGTAGAAATGATTTCTGTATATATAAGGGTCCTATAACGATTTGTCCTCCTTCACCTTCTTTGACCTCTTGATATCTAATAGTATTTTTTGTTTCTTTTTCCTTGATGAATTCAAGAGTTTTTCCTTGTTCAATATCGCTCATTTTATTATCACTATCATTATCATTATCTGATAATGTTTAAATATTTGATTTAAACCAGAACATTCTTGATCTATCCACATGAAGTATTCTAAGAGTTACATGATTCCAAAGTATCCGAATATAAGAGCGATCCATCTAATTGTGCCTGTTCCTCTTGTAAAGATAAATACAGGTTATGGAACAAGTAGAAAGGCGATCATAGAAACTTCGGCTCTGATACACATTTATATATCTTTATATTAATTATTATCATAAACGGTTTTATTGGGTTTTTTTCTACAACAACTAGATGTTATTTTTTCTTTATTCGTTTTTTTAAATTTTCTGTAGAATGTTGTTGGGTATCTAACGTGTGGTGCATCGTGATCATTATTGTTCGGATCTAAGATGAGATCTCCATACCATGGCCACAATTTATTATCTTCGCTATCATCTATATTTAATAATTCGGGATAATCCAATGTAATTTCTCTGATACATCGTTTCCATTCCTCTGGTGGTATGAAGGGATTCGTAGTTAAATATTGCGTCATTTTTGGAATATATATTTTCTTGAAATCGTCATATTTTAAGCGATCCGTATTTAATAATGATAATTGTATTTCTAAATCTTCACAGAGAATATTTAATTCAATTAAATATTTATCGATTTCGTTTATTTTTTCAATAAACATTTGTTTTTTTATCCAAGCAGCAATCAGAGATGTAGTCATGGAAGATGTAGTTAATAAAATATTCACATAAGTATTAAAATTTTCTATAGGAGCGTTACTTTCATCAACATTGTTAGCGACAGTTAATCCGGAAGTCAATGTAGAAATAACAATAATCATCCATGACCATTTATGTTCACTTTTTTTAAGATTATCAAAATAAAAAGAACTAACTATTCTGTTATATTTCAATTTCCATAAATTTTTTTGAAATCTATATCGTTTTACATTAGACCATTCATCATCTGTATCATTTTCCTCAAACGTATTGGAATAAACATATTTAATTTTGCGTGGTGTCAGTGTCATGTCGTCGCTCACATCACTCTTATTACTTGATATTTTCCCTTTTTTATATTTTAAATCTGCGATGGCCAATGAATTTCTACTAATATTGTCTTTTATTTCTTTGATAGTAATATCCTTATCTCCCTCTTTATCTCCCTCTTTATCTCCCCCCTTATCTCCCTCCTTATCCTTATCCTTATCTCCCTCCTTATCCTTATCCGCTTTATCCTTATCCGCTTTATCCTTATCCTTATCCTTATCTTTATCCTTATCCTTATCTCCCTCCTTATCCTTATCCGCTTTATCCTTATCCTTATCCTTAATAGTGATATCTTTATCTTTATCCTTACCCTTATCTTTATCTTTATCTTGTATGGTAGTTATTTTTTCAGGTCCCATTTCAGTATCAATAAAATTATCTTTTTCTTCATCTGACATATATAATTAATATATATATAGTAATCTTTTTTTTCTGTGTATTATACAAATGAAGAATTTATATAATAGCCAAATGATTATGTTCCTTGTAATGGTCATTATTGGTATTCTATTCAATCCTATGAACATCTTAGCATATAGATTTACAGACTTATATCTATCATTAACTCTATTTTATGGTGGTTTATTAATGGCTTCTAATATGATGTGGTCGCATGAGATTGTTCATTATTTATCTATGGGACATTTCAATGTATTGATTTTCTCTATCGGGATTATTTTATCTATTAGTGTATCAATATTATTATTGCGACAACAGTTATTAGTTGATGATAAACAATGGTTAAGAAGAATGATACCTCATCATTCTACAGCATTAACCACCACTCATAACATTTATAATAGAACAACTAATCCCAAAATAAAAGATTTAGCAAAAGAAATTATTGATACACAGGAAAAAGAAATAGAATTAATGAAATCCATGTTATAAATATGATGTTGTTTTACGATTTTGATTGTAATAATTATAGTCCTACTTTATTTAATAATCTTGGGAAAAACACAATCGCACCTATAAACTAAAAAGTCAATACATTATATACAATATCATAATCAGCGTTTGATATTGCGAAGACCGCCTAAGCGTAGGCAAGAAATTATAAATGACCGAGTTTATAATGAATACCAATAAATTTGATTTAAAACTAAATATATTAGATAATCAACAAATCATGATTGAAGCGACCCCACAACTATTAGTCGATTTAACAAGCCGATATGAACAAAATGCATTACAAAAAAGTGATTTAGAATATGCTGCGTATTTCTTAGGATTATTCGAAGGACATCTTATATTTGAATACACGGGAATTAAAAAAAATCAACTGAATACACATAAATATTTTTGTTTAAGCGTTCGGACGAGTGAAGGCGTCTATATGAATGAAAGTGATTTAATATACTTTCTTCAGATTAAATTAAATCAAATAATGAAAGATTTTGGAAATGATAAATTGATGAGAGATAGTGTGTATAAACATTGTTATGATAAAAAAAAGAAGATTATTATACCGGACTTTAAAACACCGACTGATAAAACAAAGATTGAGTCATGGGTCAGAAGTATCAATGCACAGGTTGAGCGCGGGGTGGTACCCCTAGGGATTCCAGATCAAGAACTACATAAATATCCAGAACTGTATACTAAAGATGAAAGCGGTTTCATCACACGAACCCGATGGCCAATGATAACTTGGGAACAAGTTAAACCATATATTAATCAAACCCCTCTGCCCAGGGTTAAATGTCCCTGCGGATATTGCGAATCTCCTACGTCATTATGTAACGCATTTATGATATGTATTGCGCGATGGTCTCAGGTATCTCCTGTGGTGATAGCGGACTGTTTATATAATAACAGTTCGCTGTTAGATAATGCTCAACACGGAGGATATACTAAATCAGTAAATGATGGTATGACAGGGGAGTTTAAGTATAAATTTAAAAAAATGAATGATAATTATCAATTAATTGACCATATTGGGAAATTCATACGATCTAAGAATAAATGGGGATAAAAAACCAGACGATACTAAATTATTTTAGTGATCCATGTTATAAATATGATGTTGTTTCACGATTACGTATATTTATCTTTTGATGAAGTAATGTATCAATACTAATAATAATTGTAAATAATAATATATTCGTTAGCGTTCTCTCTTGTTTATTAACAATGAATAAATACAATATGTATATCACTAATAATAATAAAATATTATGCATAATACCTTCCCATTTAGACCATTCGTAAAATTTTTTTAATATTTTTTCCATCTATAACATCTATATAGTAATAAATAAATAAATAAATTATTTAGTAACTGTCTCATTTAATGTGATTCATCATCATCATGATCATCACCATCTATATTTTCATAATGATTATACCATATATGAACATGATAGAGGACGGCCATAACACCGATTACTAGAATGATTAATCCTATATTATGATTCACATTATTCTTAAAAACCAACTGATAACCGACATAAGAGAGGAGAAGACCTATTAGAATATGAGAGATCCATATAAAAAAACCTGGGACGCCGAAGTGATACTCCATTTATAAATATATATATATAAATATAATGAGTGGACACTGGAGGATAAATTATAATAATAATGATGAGAAACCGATGAATCATTCTTCTGCGAAGCAACTGAATAATATGGACCATTCTTCTGCGAAGCAAATGGATCATTCTCCTGCGAATCAAATGAATCAAGTTGTAGGATCTAATCCGTGTACTGATAAATTAACCGATATAGAATATCTCGTTCATATGATACCCCATCATCAGGTCGCTATAGATATGAGTAATATGTTAATACCTAAATCGGGTGATCCTATCATGTTACATTTATGTCGGGATATTATAAGAAAGCAGGGTTATGAGATATGGGAGATGGAACTAATGAAAAGTCGATTAAGCGAAACTATCTTTTCTTCTCAGGATTCATTCAAAGAAGATTTTATGACTAAAATGGATCTTCACGCTCCTAAGCTGTCTGAGGCAAAAGAGGGTCCTTGTAATCCATTATTCTTCAAACCTAACGATCATATGCAGCATATGGCGGGTATGAATATTACTGATAAAAGTTATCTGGAACACATGATACCTCATCATCAGGTCGCTATTGATATGAGCAAGAGATTAATGTTACACACGAATCATCCTTACTTAATGGATTTCTGTCGTAAATTAATAATAGACCAACAGGGTGAGATCTTTTATATGAATAGTTTATTAAGTAATTCGTATAATTATCAAAGCGAATTGCTTCGTTGAGGGTCTCAACTCATTCAACTCATTCAACTCATTTGCTAAAAAATTTGATTTCATCATAAAAAATTAAATCATATTAAAAAAAAGCAATGGCACAACAGAAAGTCAAGATGAGTATTGTTCAGATGATAAATGTTTTACCAAAGACCATGCCCAGCAGAATTTATGCATGTAAGGGTATTTATCCTTCATGTATATGTATTGAGTATTTGGATTTTGAAAAAGTAGATCATCGTCGTATATATAAGAACTGTTTTATAACCTCTCTCTCAGATAGACCAAGACCAACTAAACTTCATAAAGTTTTCGATTGAAACATTCCTAGCAATCTTATCGCGACTTGTTTTCGGACTATCAGGTAGAGGTGATTTAATATTATTTACTTTTTCGGGTAGATTAGTATATCTTGGTCCTTGATTTTTGGAGTTTATATCATCCGATACTATTTTAATAAAATTGAGACTACAGACTGACATTTTAATATAATATAATTTATATTTTCTTAAATAGAGTTTAATAATTTCGCCAATATTATCGCGACTTGTATTTAAATTTCAGAGTAAATATTTACATAGTGCGATAACTTCCTACGGAGACTATCTATTTCATTTTCCATATCAATGAAATCGCGTGTATTTTCATTTCGGATCTCTCTCATCATTTGATGATTATTTTTTTCATTTATCTTTTCCGTGTGAAATGAATTTTGTATTTCATTTTTTAATAAAATATTTTCTTCTATCAGATTTTTGTTTGAAGTGTGAATATTTTGTATATAGATCAATTCAATCGCGCCTTCTTTATCTTTGAGTTGTTGTGTGAGTTGTTTATTTTGTTGCGTGAGTTGTTTATTTATTTTTTCTAGAGTATTTTTGCGATGTAATAGTTTTGTAACATTGATATGAGTTTCTTCTATTACTTCGGCTTCAACAACTGTCAATTCTGTAGCAAGGGATGCTAAAACGTGATATCTATTAGAATTCATGGATATACAATTTAGTAGTTTTACTTTCTTTTACTTTCTTTTACTTTGTCCTAAGTTTCTATCAAATTTAATTCAAGATAAAAAAATATTTTATTTGTCTTTTCCTTTGTTTTTTAGGTGATTTATGGTAGTGATTTATGGTAGTGATTTATGGTAGTGATTTATGGTAGTGATGCTTGAAGTCTGATGTAAGCCAAGCTCCTGGATGGTTGTCGCGCGAGAAGTGGCGTTATGACAGGTGCTAGAGGGGGTACTACAATAGTCGGTAATACGATAGTCGGTAATATAATAGGAGGTAAGGGTGTTGTGAATCCATAGAAGTATCTAAACTTCGTATGAGCGATGCTGATAGCGTTTATAGCCTCACTCGTGGGCCGAATCTTTATTGAGGATGGATTATTAAATCGGTATGATCTACCTTTGCATAGTTCATCGGTCAAGGACACCAAGATCAAGTCAATCGCGTTAAGAGTGAGCTTATCTGTTTCACCCATAAAGATAGGGAAGAGTGGTTTACCGTGTGAAGCTGCTTCAACGATCTTCACGACCTTGCATAGTGGTCTTTTCCCTCGTTCAACGTAATCGGTCTTCTCAATAGAGTTCACGTTTACCTTGCTCCGACATGAAATAACATCGTTGAATGATATCGTTTGCGTCTTATCCCGTTCCTCCGTGCTCCATAAAGGATGGAGATAATTGAGGTCATACTGGTCTAGACGTTGGCCGGCGTTCAGGTTAGCTCCTTGGAAACGCCTGAGGCGAGGTAGTTCAGACCGAACCTTCCATCCACGCCAGTGCCTCTGAATGATTCCAGAACTACGAGTGAGGGACATTGTTAGTTGTAGTCAGTAAATAATTGTAATCTAATTATGATTATTTAAATCAAATTTATGAACAAGGAGATAAAGGATGATGAAGAATATGACTTATAAATAATATATTAGTTTATATAAATGGGAAAGACGGGTAAGAGGACGAAGAATAAGAGGACGAAGAATAAGATGGATAAGAATAAGACGGGTAAGAGGACGAAGAATAAGATGGATAAGATGGATAAGATGGATAAGACGGGTAAGAGGACGAAGAATAATAGATTATATGAAGAAACAGATGATTATTGGTCAATTGAATCTGTTAAGTCTCAACCTCATATATTATATTTATTTTCAGATAATGATAAAGATAAAAATACAAGTATACCGGGTGGTAATCAAGCTGTAATAAGAGGAGAGAAAAATGCATATGGTATAAGAACTGGTTATTCTGGTGGATTTCAGGGTGGGTATAGAGATGATATGTTATCCCTTAATAAAAAAATGATAAATAGTGATTTATCTTCCCTGAAAAAAATATCAAAAAAATATAAGAAAGTAAAATATAGTTCTCAAGGATTTGGAACAGGTATATTTAATTTACCTGATATTGCCCCTCTAACATATAAATATTTATATGATAAATTATGGGGGATAGGTATTCAACCATCCAAAGCTGTAAAACCTTAACTATCCTTGGTCGTTAATCCAGAGATATTCGGTGGCGCATGTATTCGTCCAAAAGAGGACATTGAATACTGTTCCTTCGTCGTCAACATAATCATAATATTCATCAAACATGTGCTCGGCACCGTGCGTGCCGGTGTCGGATAAGATGCTTATGGCTTTAATCCGTTCCATAGTTGAAAATGGTTCATATATTTGTACACCTTCGGATATTCTTGTTTTTAATAAGAAATCTTTTTTTCCAAATATTACTATCTGTTCACATATAGTATGATGAGCACTGAGTTTATCATAATATCCTTCATACATGAGTCCATCTTTGATTTTCTTGTCTGATTTTATTAACCATTCATTCCCTCTTCCAATAGGAAATCTATAGTGGAGAGGGTTTAGTTCGCTAAACAAATGGTCCCCGATCGGCCCTTCTTGGTTCGTTTTACACAAGTGCGAAGAAAGAAGATTCGTATAAAAATTCATTTGCTCCTTCCTCTCTCTCAAGAGTTCTCTGTTGAGAACCTGATAGATAAATATTACGAGGTCTTTGTTCAGACCGAATTTATCTCCCAGTTGAAGGAATACTTTCTTTAAGGACAAGGTGGTCAAGGTCTCAGAGATGTCAGAGGTGTCCGAGGAGGCAGAGGAGGCGGAGGTGTCCGAGGTGGTAGAGGAGGCGGAGGTGTCCGAAGCGGATTTCATCGCTTTTACGAGGTTAAGTTAGGTATCAATTGTAGAATAACAGATTGAGGACCAATCAAATTTATGAACAACAATTATTTCATTTAAAAATATATCCTTTTATATAAATGAACAAAGCACGAGTAATTAATATAGTACATAACTTTACAGCGATCTATTTAATATGCGGTTGGATTATACCGTCACAACGTCAAAATTTAGTGTTGTTATTGCCGACGTTACAGTATCAATTCTTGGTAAATAATAATATGTGTTTATTAACTCAATTAGAGAATAACTATTCTTTAGAAAAGGATAAGAATAATTCTTATGTGGGTAATAAATTAAAAGAATATGGGATACAGATGGCTTCTTCTACGCGTGAAAGATTAGTAAGCAGTGCTATCTATATGAGTTTTTTGATAAGTTATTCATTGATGTGATATTACCTGATTAGCTAAATGTATAACAGAATGGATAACTAAATTCAAACTTACCTCCTTCTCTTAATCGCTTACTGGTATAATCTTCTTTATAAGATCCACAGAGTGGATCAAATATTTTAATATAATGTACATGATCATCGTTTTGAAATGAATCTCTTATTAAGGGTACTAGATGTTCATTCCAATGACTTTGTGTTTCTTCGGGCATAATTCTATCTATGAAATAATAATGAGTTCTGTATTGTATAAGATAATAACTATGCTTTTCTATTACATTAACTTTTGTATCATTGATACATTGATCACATTGGCATCCCATAATCCATTTTTTATTTTCGGGTAACGTGTTAAATGGTAAATGTAAGAAGTGAATATTTTTTTGTCTTGCTTCCCATAATGTTTTTTGTACATAGTTATGATATTTTAACCAGGACGGCGGTTTAGCGAATACAGGGACATATTCTCTCCAAAAACATCTCCAAGTCATGATACATAATTTCTTTTGAATCTCTTTTGGTAATCGATCAATCCATTCTTTGATGGGAATTACTTCCATGTGTCTATTTAAATTTGATATTACTTATAATTCTTAAATAATTAAATAATAAATATTAAATATGACATTATGCTTGGTCGCGAGCAATAACAAATCTTGTAAATGCGATGGTAAACGATATCGTATAGATTATGATAATTTACAAGAAAAGAAAAAACTTCATATACTCTCAGCTGTAGAATATCTCATAGAAAGAGAAACAAATTTAACTCTATTGGAAGAGATAGAAGCGATAGAAAAGATAGAAAAGAAAAAAAAAGAAGATTTATTATACTCGGATTTTATGAAGGGATTGCGATTGAAAATGATTTTATAAACGTATTGCGATTAAAATAACTTTCTTAAATTTTAACGAGTTTTTGATGAATCGTTTGTGGGTTCTCAATTTTTAATTTGTTTTGCCAATTTGTTTTATAATCGTAATAACAATTATGATTGTGAGGATTTTGGTGAATGATACAGAATTTATGATTACAACGACAGATAAAATGTATCATTTTTAATTTTTTATTACAATGATAACATTTTTCTTCGGGTTCCTTTACTTCGGGTTCCTTTACTTCGGGTTCCTTTACTTCGGGTTCCTTTACTTCGTCCATTCTTAATATTTATAATAATTAATATAAAATGGATATCAAATTTAATTCGTGATAAACCGAGGTCCGATACTCATTGCCATTAATTCTTGTAAGAATAATTTACAGGCGTAAGGGATATATATCTTGGTAAAGTCTCCATAATTATTACATTTTTTACATTCATAGATATTATCTTTATTATTACCTGAACAGAACATATTGCATTCGTTACAGATAATAACGCTATATTTATCGGAAACATCCATTAATCTTTCTTTGAGAAAGTAAGAGGCTCCGTGAGCGATCATACAATCGCGCTCCATTTCTCCGAAGCGAAGGCCACCGTGAGATAACCTCCCTTCGGCGGGTTGTCTTGTCATTGATACAATAGGACCGCTTGCCCGACTATGAATTTTATCGGCTGACATGTGTTTGAGACGTTGATAATAAGTAGGTCCTATATAGATAGATGTTTTGAGTTGATCACCTGTGAATCCGTTATATAATACTTCATTACCCATACCTTCGTATCCTGCTTTTTCTAGAGTATGAATAACATCATTGACATCTGTATTGTTGAATCCCGTGCCATCTCCATCGTATCCATAGTTAGTACCCGCCTTACCGAGAATACATTCTAAGAGTTGCGCGATGGTCATGCGACTGGGCACAGCGTGAGGATTCATAATAATATCGGGAACAATACCTTCTTTAGTTCTCGGCATATCTTCTTGTCTGTAGACCATTCCGACTGTTCCTTTTTGCCCGTGTCTGCTGGAAAATTTATCTCCAATCTGAGGGATTTTAGATTTTCTTATTTTTGTATTACAGAATCTGAAGCCATCATTATTAATTCCAATGAGATTATCATCAATAAATCCACTTTCATTTGATCGGGGTGCGGTGCTTGAGTCACGATAACCATAATCTTTATTATTTCCAAGAGGTGTCGTTTTACCGATAATAATATCTTCAGAGGAGACATAAGTATTTTTGTTAACGAGACCATCTGAATTTAATTTATCATAATTACAGGGTTTGGGGTGTAATAATTTATTCATATCGGGTTTACAAAAGATATCTTCTAAACCTGATAATTGATCTTTCTTTTCGTCATCTTTATATGTTCTGTAAAAGGTGGAACTAAATAGTCCCCTATCGATCGCGGATTGATTAATAATAACACTATCTTCTTGATTATATCCGCTATATGTTGCGATAGCAACGATAACATTAATACCAGCGGGTAATTCATCATTGTTAAAATATTTCATCATTTTAGTTTTCACCATGGGTTTTTGGGGATAATATAAGATATGTGAAAAGGTATCGTATCGTTGATTAAAATTAGTCATAGGGACACCGATGGCTTGTTTCCCCATGGCTGATTGATAAGTATTTCTGGGTGCTTGATTATGGTTCAAGAATGGAATACTGGATGATAATACACCGAGGATAAATGATGGATCTAATTCATAATGACTGTATTTTTTAGTCTTATCATTAATATTCGTGCTAATGAGAGTATTTTCGGTTTCATGAAAATCAATATATTCAATAATATCTAAATTTAAGATATCATTCCACTTTAACTTTTTAAAATCTTCTAAACTGATATTAAGATTCTCAATATCAGATAATAAGGGTCTTATACATCTACCTTTATCTGTGAAAACATAAATACTATTTTGTTTAATATCCCAATAAATAGACGATTGATAATGAATACATTTGTTTTTTCTATGATTTTTAAATTCTATTACAAATAAATCTGGATTGCCTGTATAACCGGTGATATCACCATTAATAAATAATTTGGTAAGACTATTTTTATTAAATGTATAAATATCTAATTCTTCAATCAGAGTAATATATTCATTCATGTAATATATGATAGGTGAACTTGAAATATCGTTTGTGATTTCACACGTAACCGAAAAGTTTTTAACAACACCGATACTATGTCCTTCTGGTGTTTCTGATGGGCATACATATCCCCATTGTGTATTCTGAAGTTTGCGAGGGCCTATTAATTTACCGGAACTATCTATAGGTGTACTTATCCTCCTGAGATGGGATAGAGTGCTCATAGTCGTTAATCTATTTAATACTTGAGAAACACCTTGTCTGTTAATTGTATTTTTAAGACCCCAATTACCGGTAGCGAGAGCACTTTTTAATATATTTTCTATATAATTAGGTTTAATAATTTTACCAATATTTAATTCATTAATAATTTTATTATCTTTGATAGATGCGATATCATCCGAAACATTTTTATTGATATATAATTTAATATCTTTTGATATTTTATTCATGCCCTGATAAATAAGATTACCCATTAATACGCCTGCGGTCTCCATTCTTTTATTTTGATAACTATCGCGATTACTTGCTTTAATTAATCCCAGAGAATATTTTAATAGTTTATTAATCATGATACCTAAGAAATGAATTTTCTTCATATCTGTATCTAAATGAGGTAAAAGATCTTTCTTAAGAATCGTTTTAGTATAATCAAGTTTGATATCATCTGAAAAACTATTATTAGATAAATTTATATGATTAGAGAGATATTGAACGGCGCCACTATCATTAGAGACATTTTCATTTTCTAGGAGAGATCCGTATAAAATTTTAACTAATACGTTATCTATTTCGGAATCATCGTTATCAATAATATGATAGAGTATTTCTTTGTCTGTGATACATCCCAGAGCCCTAAAAACGACCGACATAGGGACATCTTTCTTAATCCTTGGGAATTTAATATATAATTTACTATCAAATACAAGTGGTTTATTAGTCATTTTAATACTACAAGTTTTGACAACTCCGAAAGCTTCCGGAGACACCGATTTCACTTCCGAAAGATAATTATATTTCGTATTGTTGTTAGCAGATGGATATAAATGAATAATATTCGGAACAACTTTCTCCTGTGTAATCAGTACTTTTTCGTTACCATTAACGATTAGGTATCCACCGGTATCATATTTACATTCACTTAAAATATCTTCTTTATAAACACAATATTTAGATTTTACAACGATTGGAATTTTACATAAGATAATGTTTTTCAATTCATATATTTCATAATTTTCATTGATTTTATTTTCAATTAAGAAATCGACAACCACGTGTAGCGAATAAGTGTAATTTTTTATTCGGGCAATATTAGGTGTCATGACTTTACTACAACCATTATTTTCAGTGTAACTCGGTCGCTCTAATCTTAGATTTTTAACAGAAAAGACTACACTATCAATACCCGATTTTTTAATATTAACTTTCACTGGGAAAACATTAGAAATAATATCAGGGAGAATTTTATCAATCAAATTATTATAGGATTCTATATGATGATTAATTAATATATGTTCTCTTGAAAAGTATTCGTGAATAATATGATTGATATGATTTTTATCAACCATGATTGAAATAGTTATTGTAAGTTAACTTTAATATATTTAAAATCAAATTTTCAAATGTAATTAATTATTTAATTATTTAATTATTTAATTATTTATGTTTCAGGGCTAAACTCTTAAAACTATCGGGGATATCATTGCACTCAAAGACTTCTTTAATTTCGGATTGTAAATCATTGAGACTATCCTGGATATAGTTAGAAAACTCGGGAAATATATCATATGTTTTATAAAATGATAACCAATCCATATATTTTACCCGATACACTTCTTGAGACGTGACAAAGTCATCTTTGTCATCCGATGAAATGAATCTAAATTCCTGAAATATCTTTTGACATTGGATTACAATGATTACACCTTGTAACAATATCGGATCAATTTTTAATCCAGTTTCTATACATAATTTAACAGTTGTTTTTACTACACGCGACGGATTAAATGCCCACGGTTTAATTAAATGCGTATTATCTCTCACGTATTTATAAATAATATCATAATATTTATCCTTATCTTTTTCATCGTATTTTAAAAGATATAATAAGACATTCGTCATTCTTTCATAATCAATCACGTCATCTTCGTCTTCGCCTTCGCCTCCGCCTTCGGCACCTGGATCACAATCTTCAAAAATATTAATTGATTCGTTTATTTTATCCTGTTTAGTTAAGGGAACTTTCCAGCAAAAGCCAAAATCATAAAGTATAATTTTATGTTTATTATCCTCACATAGTTTCACTTTCCAATTACCCTTGTGTAGATCTCCATGTTGATAATTACATATCTGTTGATTATTTCTTATAAAAGAAGTCAATAATACTGCAATCTTGTATTTATGATAGTTATCGCATTTTAAATTATCATATGAAACACCTTCTTCATAACTCATAATCATTATATTTTTACTACATTTGATTAATCTGGGTATAATAATATAATCATTGTGACGATAGTTCTCTTGAAATCTTAATAAATTATTACTTTCATTGATAAAATCACTCTGTTCATCAAAACTATCTAAAAAACTATTAATATCAAAAGGAAATTGAGTATCTAATAACTTTTTAATGAATGGAAAACACCTAATAAAATTATAATACATTCTGAAATAATAAATATCATTTTTCACCTTTGGATGTAATATTTTCATAACATATTTATTAGGCTGCTGGTATTTCGTTAATGTTTTTTCTTTGAGAAGATAAACTTGACCTATACTACCTGATCCGATCGTATCTAATATTTCATAATTATCGTTTAAGGATTCGCCAAAATCTCTTTCATATAGTTTAAATGTGTGATATAAATCATGATCGTTACAGTTTTCATAAAAATTTTCCAGCTTATTCAACCATAAAGGTTTATGATCATCCAAGATATCATTGTTATCCAAATGCATAATTTCTAATTTAGGTGTAGACCACTGACATAATTTTATACATACCGAACCACACGATTTTATATTTTCTATTAAGTGATCCAATAGCAGAATATTATGTGAATTATTTTTATGATAATTCTCTACATAATTATAGATATTGTAAACCAATTTTGTATACCGATAAAAATATGTGATAAGATTTATCATTTACTTAAGTTATTTAATTATTATTAATAAATAAACTTAAGTTTATTTAAAAATAATATTGTATCCTTTAAATTATAATGAGTTTACAGAAGAATATCAGGGATTTAATACATTTCTATGTGAAAACGAATTACGAATCTCATTTAAGTGAAAATAAAATAAAAATCATCCCTGAAGATAAAATTGATAGTATTATTACGAATTTATATGATGATAGGAAGGAACATATTAAGGAATTTATATTGGAGGCATTGAAAAAGTTGTATATTGATAAGACCGAAGAATATCCGGGCGATAGAAATATAAAAAATATTTTACTGAATATCTTTCAGGATGATGAATTATGTAAGAATAGATTAGTATCAGAGATAAGATTACATCAGCAGACGATGAGAGGTGAAAAGAGTGATTATCATAAATTATTTTAATAATGATCTACGATAAATTATTTTAATAATAATCTACGATAATAATGATCTACGATAAATTATTTCTCTCAAAATAATTTATAAGATATACTATCTTAATGAAAGGGTTAGAAAATATAAAAATGATTAAATCTCCAACAAAGAATAATAGTAAGATGCAAAAGAATAGGAGTTACGATAAATTTTTAAAAGGTTCTACAGGTTCAGCAGGTGCAGCAGGTTCAGCAGGTGCAGCAAATACAACAAATCAAAAGGTGATAAGAGTTCAGCGGAAACGTCAATCTCCTAAGAAAATAAGTAAAGATATCAGAGATATTAATGATATTGAAAGAAAAATAGAAAATGAAAAACAATCAATAAAAGTTCCTACTCAAAATAAAAGTAATGATAAACCGATCAGAATTCCTATTGTCAATCCTATTGTCAATCCTATTGTCAATCCTATTAATACGACAAAACAACCTGTATATAACGGACCACCAATGTCTGATACTAAACAAGTTGGACCGCATAAACAGACTAAATCGCCAAGACCACGAAAAATAAGAATAGCCGATATAGATGTCAGAGAAAAGCGATCGGATGAAATATTAAGTGAAAATAAACCGATTAATAAAGTTAACAAACCTGTTAAGACAGTTAAGCCAGTTAAGCCAGTTAAGCCTGTTAATAAAGTTAACAAACCTGTTAAGCCAGTTAAGACAGTTAATAAAGTTAACAAACCTGTTAAGCCAGTTAAACCTATTAATACAGTTAAGAGTAATACGAGAAATAATAGGAGTAATACGAGAAATAATAATAGGAGTAATACGAGAAATAATAGGAGAAAAAATCGTAATAGAATGATAAGCATGAAAAATGAAAATTTAGGTGAGAAGGATATCAAACAGGTAAGTAATAAAATGCGAGAGATTAGAAATACTAATAAAGACGAGATTAAGAAGGAGTTGGAAAAGCAGGGTGTAAAGGTATCGGGTAAGAGTGATCGCTTATTAAAGGATATCTATCTATATTCTAAGGTTTGTAATATCAATATTCAATATGAAAAATAATTTTATATTTTGTTTATTTTTTTATGATTTGAATTATATAAATGAGTAATAATTCAGCAAATTCAGCGAATTCAGCGAAGTCGGTA